GACGCCGCCGCTCGCACCACATCAACCAGTACATCTAACCCAATAAACGAAAATGATACCCAGCAAAAAATTGTATTACTGCTTTATTCCTTTACAACCAACCCACACACTGTACACGCTTTGATGAAGGAGACCACTTCGTCACCCGCGCGCAGCTGGCGCTCTTGCACACCAAACACGTGGCGACACGCCACCACTGTGGCACCGTTCAGGCACCGCAACGATGAGGGCGACAGCCCCTCTGCGAACGCCGCGTAGTCAAACAACTTTTCTTCCTCATGCGCGCTCTTCACTCTCGGCTCGCTCTTCTTGTTGACGCTAGTCTTCTTTTTTTTTAAACTCTGCTTCCAATTAATGCTGTATTTGAAAAGGATCGCGTCGATGGGCTCCTTCTTCAGCTTCACGGGCTTGCTGTCAAAATTTTTTTTTAGCAAACCCTCGTTATAGGCAATGTTCTCTTGGAGACGGTTGATGATCAGCTGGCAGGGGCACGTGTTTTCACACAACTTGTCACCCATCAGCTTCATTAGGTCCTCGTACAGCTTAAAGTCGTTACTGGTGCTCTTCATCAACTTCTCGATACAGTCCAGACGTATCTGCTTCCGCTCCTTGTTAGATGGCGAGGGTACGAACGCGTACAACATGTGGAACGTGTGACCCGTGTTGGTGAAGTTAAAAGTCCTGTTCTTGACATTTTTGGGGTAAGTCGTGATAAGGTGGTCGATGAGACCCGTGTAGTCTTCGCGTCGTCTAAACTCTGCGAACACATCGAAAACCTGCTTGAGATTATGGTGGACTGGGTCGTTATGCGTAACAACTGGGCTCTCGTCAAGCGACATATTTTGTTCCTAAACGAACACCAAGACCTGCAGCTGGTACCGCGCTCGCTACTCGACAGGATCGAGTTCGTGATCTTCAAGGGTGGCGTTATCGGGAGCGACTACGGCAGGCTGTACAAATGTAATATAATGACCACAGACGACTCGAGTGATATGAGGGAATTCAGGAGACGACTCAAGACTAGCTACGCGCTGCCTTACCTCGGCCATTTATTCACCATTTATGCGCGACCTGCGACATACGAGTTGCTCAATGAGTGGCTGGTGTACGACGTGACCGAACTCGGCGCCCTCACCAGCCGCTCGCATTTTTTCGACCCCCCGCACGTGGTGGTGTTTGACATGGACTCAACGCTCATCACGGAGGAGGAGGAGGTGCAAATCAGGGACCCCGCCATCTACGAGAGTCTCGAGGAGCTACAAAGAAAAAATTGCGTGCTGTGCCTGTGGAGCTACGGCGACCGGCAGCACGTGGTGGACAGTTTGCAAAAGCTGCAGCTCGAGGAGTATTTCAGCCTAATCTTGGCCGAGGGGCGCAAGAGCGGCGAACACTCCACAAGCGCGAGCGTCGACACCAAATACGACGTCTTCTACAAGAACACCCCCTTCTATCTGAACGTGGACTACAAGTGTCTGCCCAAGTCGCCGCGCGTCATCCTCTGGTACCTGCAAAAGAAAGGCATCAACTTTATCAAAACCATCACTCTGGTGGACGATCTGCTCGACAACGACTACAACTACGATAACTTTGTACATCTTCGCCGGTGCCCGGTGCCCATCAACGACTGGCACGAGTGGCACTCGGAGATAGTCGGCTTCATCGACAGCTACGATTACATATTCGCCCAGTAGAACCGGTTCGAACCGGTTTCGATGACGCGCGCCATCTATTATTCTTATTACTAATACCCGTCTAATGGTATTATTATTTATCTAACGCGCAGGTTTATCTAATGTCACCTGGGCGAGACCTGAATCGATTAGATAGTTGAGCACGTCTAATAAAGTAAAGCGCGTCGATTTCATGGCCACTTCCATTTCGAACGCGTTACCGTTAAAGTGATTATACATGGACCAGGAGCCCACCGTGGAACAAGTGATATAGAAGCTCCCGGTTTCGTTGATAAGCGCAATCTCCTTCCCGGTTATCCTCACTACTGCAAATTCGTTGTAGGGGCATAGACGTCCGCTGACACCCCCTTCAAAGTAGTAAAATAGTGCGCCCGCCGTGTTGTAAATTATTGTTTTTTCGGGCTCCACCACAAAAAGCCTATCGCCATCCCGCTCCAACACGCGGATACTGGGCATAACATTGACTCGCGCCGCTTGCACCAATTGATACGCTGCCGCGGTCAGAGGGTTGGCACGATATAAAGCGAGCGCCAAAATTAAAAGGGACACGCAAATCAGCGGGACCACCAAGATGTCGGTAAACGCCATCCTCAACTCTTACCAAACTTGCGCCGCGCTCTCACCATCGGATGCCGTCTCCAACGATTATTGGTTCTTCTACAACGACGACACCAAAGTCTATAAGAGACGCGAGTGCAACGACCTGGAATTTCTGCTTAAGCTGTTGGAGAGCGGTAGTCGACAGGAGGAGCATCGCTGGTGCCACGCGGCCAATCTGTTCAACACCAAGGTGAAGCCGTACATGCTCAAGACCGACTACGAGCAACATAGAGACAAGAGTCCGGAAAAATTTGACTTTCACTCGCTCATGAACGAGGCGGCCAACAGTGTGATCGAACAGGGCGACTACGTGGTGTGGCACAACCTGAGCGCCAAGTTTTTCGGTTGGGTGCTGTATCTGAGGTTTAACTTTAACGTCAAGCTGAGCGCCAGCGTTCCGCTGCCGGGTCACTCGAGCCTCGGCCACTTTAACCTGCTAAGCACCAACATGGTCAACTTTGACATATTCAGCGTGCTGCGTGTGGACGACCAGATTTGGTTCCAGAACGGGCCTTACTCGGACGCCGAGCACGCCGTGATGGACGTGGACGTCATTAGCAACGGGCAAACCAAGAGGGTGCAACTCATGTGCGGCGACCAGTTTGTTGGCACCAAGAATCAGGTCCTGCTCAACTACTTGATCGGAAACGAAAACGTGGTGAGCTGCAGCTTTACCGATCGGTTCAAGATCATGGGCAAGATCGATTTGCGGCGACTGAGGCGCACCGACTACGAAGCGTCTTCAGCGGACATAGACGTGGACGAACCGCCGGTCGCAGAACCGCACACTGCTGCCAACGAGATGGTCTTCTCGCCATGCTCGCGCTACGTGGACAGTTTCGACGAGAAGATCTCAGAGTGTCTGAACCTCATCGACAAGCATATGAACGAGGCCATGCCCTCAAACGGGTGTGGTAAATTTTTATTCGAGTATCTGGAGGCGAGTGAGTTTTGCACCTTTCCCTACCTGATCATCAACGTGTGGCAGTACTGTTCGGAGAATATTAATCTTCACAACCAGGCCGTTGAGGACGATATTTACATGTTCTTGAAACTGTTGTGCCAACAAGTGGGTGGGAACGAATCGTTGTACGAGGACAACCTAATCTACATCGTGTCCAAGGATAACGCCAAAAAGTTTTTCGCGAGCCTCGAGTTTTTTAGCGAACCCCAGAAGGCGCTGGGCTACTATTTCGCGCTGCACTACGACATCTTCAAAACCACCGAGAGCTGGACTATCAACAGCATGCTGGTTAAGCAAAGCAGTCTGGAGGCGCAGGTGTGCAGTTTTGGCTTCTTCAAGAAGGTTAAACACAACGAAGTGAGCTACATTTTTAACGGTAAGATTTACGAGTACGTCAAGAACAAGAAGGAGCACGACATCGCCGGCGCGTTCGACAAGGCGGACGAGACGCAGGTGTCCATGTTCAAGTTCAACAGCATTCTCAACTTTTACATGACGGAGGACGGCATGTTCGACGTGTGCAAGAAGAGCTACCGCGAAACATGCCCCTTTGTCATCATGTCGGCCCTCAAAAAAAACTTTATCACCAAGAACGAGCAGATTGTCGACAAGAACGTCTTTCATACGCTCATGGCCGCCATGAAGAACGACATCACACTCCTAAAGACGTACCACGCCAAAAAGTTCGAACGCGACTTTACAATGGTGCTGCAGAACTTGAAGGACTGCTGGTTGATGGGCGCTTCTATGGACCGCTACGCCGCCTCTTTGCAGGACCGCCTCTCCTTCATGGTGACTTCGGTGCTCAACAGCCCGGACAGCGACCTAGTCTTGTTGATGATGAAGCTCGATTTAACCGACCCCATCAGCAACATCATACATAGGAACGTGGACGTGGATCTCATGGGCCTGCAACTGTGCGTCGCCTTTCAACTGCTATGGCCCAAGTCTGAAATTACGAGCTTTTTGTGGGCCTGCATGCTGCCGTGTTACACCGACTTTAGCGATGTGCTCGAAGATTGCACAAGTCTGAAGGAGCTCGTGAGTGAGAGAACGTTCAACAACAAAAAGTACATTTTTGAGAAGCTGCACGACCACCTCAAACTGGCGTGCGTCTCTCTACTCCAACACAATAATATGAAAGAGGAGGTCACGGCGTTTATACTGGACCTGGGGCTGAACGACAACAAGAAATACGACAACCGCAGGGTTATCAAGAAGATCAACCTGGTTTACAACAAGTACAAAAAGGTGCCCAGCGCGTACAATGTGTGGACAGACAAGCTGATCGACTTCAATCCCACCAGCGACGACATGTACTCGTGGCTGACCCGCTTCTATATGCGCATGTATCTGGCCAAGTTTAACACCTCGGTCAACCAGAACCTGCTCGCAAATTTCGTGCAGGGGTTCTGCTATTTTCGCGTGCTCACGAATTTTAACACCACCAGCTCGAAGGCGATCATCAACTTTTGCGCCTCGCTCGCCATTCCCACCGATTACGAGAAGATGTGTCTGGTCATCACTTCGGAGCCCAACTGCGGCAAGTCGTCGCTCTTCGAGCTCCTGGACAAGATCATCCTTGTCTACAAGAGCGACCGACTGGTCTACGAGCACAATAACGTCGACAAGAACTCCAAGATCAAGCGGTTCGAGTCGCAGCTCTACATCATGAACGAGGCCGAGACCACCACCAAGTCTTACCTCAAGAACATCGCCGACAGCACCAAGTTCGAATCCGCGAACCGCAAGTACGGACCCGAGGAGTCCTTCTACGCCAACTACAAGGTGATGATCACCAACAACGAGATGCTGTACGTCAAGGACGGGTACGACAAGGCGTGCAGCAACCGCATCGGGCAGATCTACATCGACCACAGCTTCGAGAGCGACGTTGAACGGTTTAACGGTAGCATCTACGAGTGCTACGCCCGCAAGCGATACCACGAGATTAAGGACATCAACTCGAAACTTATGTCGCCGGTCAAGCAGTTCCTAGCCAACGTGCTCGTCTACAACTCGGACCCCAAGACCGGCTACGTCTACTACAAGAACATCCTGCAGGGTGACAAGTGCTACAAACACAACAAAAAATGCCTGTACATTTACAACGACAGGCTGGAGGCGCTTTTGTACGTGTTAGATGTTAAGGAGACCAAGGGCGCACAGTTCACGGAAGCGTTCCTGAACGACATGATCACCAAATGCGTGTCTATCGTGAAGCACATTGTGCACCCCAGGAAGATGGAAAGTGTCGACGAAAAATCTTTGTTTGCCGACTTCAGGCGCAAGTACGGCAAGGGTAAATTCTTCAATGCCGACACGGCTTCCTATGAACACTTGAGCATCGCCTTAAACGAAAAGGCCTTCCGTAGGGACAAGCCCAGGCTCAAGTCCAACATTGACGACGAGTGAAACGCGAGACAAACACTGTACACTACTTTTATTTACCAAACAAACACTGTTTTTTTTTAACGAATAAATTTATTATTGAATCCTAAAGCTTTTTTCATTCTTCACAAACAGGGTGCCCGCGTTGTTGACTTGGGTGTAACCCCACTCCTTGAGGACGAGCTGCGCGCTAGAGTTGTTGGTGAGCACCACGATGGGGTAGCTGACGTCGCGCAGCACATCGGGAACGGTAGCGTTGGACGCGTCCACCAGCGCATACACCATGTTATTGGCTTCGTACCGGATCATGGTGGTGGTGTTGTCGATCTCCGCAAACTCCACACCCTTGAACACTATGAACATGTTCTTGAACTTGCGCACCGTGGAGTTGGCGGTCTGACGGTTGGCCACGTTCACGCCGCTGAGCGCCGACTCTAACACACCCAGGAACACGGTATTGGCGTCGAACCTGTCGCCATGCTCCACGACCCGGTCGTACTGGATGGGCGACTCGGTCACCGCGATCTTGCTAAAGCTGTTCTCACCGTGCGCCAAACGCACCTGCTTCACTTTTGCCGAACTCATTACCACTTCACCGTTGGGCTTTACGTTCAGAGACTCGCTGCTGTCGCCTGACTGACCCGAAGATTCGTTCAACGAATTGGCATTCAGCTTTTCGTTGATGTACAACAGATACAGTACTGCTCCGATCACCAACAATAACACAATAGTGCCCAACATATTAAAATCTCTTATAGTTCACAAATCAATCTTATACAAATCGGACCGCTAGAATTTTTGTTCTTACTTGAAACGCACGAGTCTAGGCTCTTTACCAATCTTGCGAACCTTCTCCAGTTGTATATATTTACAGCTCTCCAAGTAGCGCAGCAGCACGTTGAACTCGTCCTCGGGATTGGTGTCGCTCTCCACGTAAATTACAATCTTGTCCACCGCGCAGCTAAACGTCTCGTACAGACTACAAACTAGGTCTAAGCTCAGCTTCACCAGCTCTCTCCCAAAGGCGCTATCGTCCCCAAACTCCACGCTATACTTTTTGTACATCACGAGCGCGTCCAGCAGCACGTGGTTCCTGTAGAAACTACCCTCGGTGCCGTTCCTCAGGTCGCGA